AATAATAATGTTGAACTCTAATACCACCAGAAGTAGTTGCACCACTTCCTGTTTCAGCACTAGGCATTGTTATGGTAATTGTAGTAGTTGTAGGCACTGTTGTTACCATAAATTTTTTATCATTAAAATCTGATGCACTATAATTAGAATTTGTAATAGCTGTAAAATTATCTAAATAAACAATATCTCCAGCGTTTATATTATGTGTTCCTGAAAATGTAATGGTTACTGAAGTAGAACCGTTAGTTGTACTAAAAGCATTAGTTAATGTATTAGTAGATTTAATAGGGTGAATATCATAGAAGACACCTCCTGTGTACACATATAAAATTCTATTAGTTCCTATTGCTGAATATTTAAAACCAGAACTATTAACAAATTGATGTTGAGCTCTAGCAGCTCCTGTTATATAGTTTTCTCCTAATTGATTCCAACCACCTATTTTTTCAGGTGTGCCGTATCTAAATCGTACGTAATCCCCACCTGTCCATTGTCCTTCTGCTCCTGTAGGTGTAACCTGTTTGTTGAACCCTGGTAAGATCTCTAATTTTTGTAACATATAACCTCATTATATTATGCCTTTCCAAATGATGGAAGACCTAACATTGGCCTTTTGTCGAACCTATTGTTTTCAGCAAAAGGACCATTTACATGGTTATAATGAAGAAATACTTGTCCGCAAGTATTACCTTCAAAAGGTTCTCTCCAATGCTCTAATTCACAGCCACTATACACTAACATATCACCAACTTCAAGTAAAACTTTCGTTCCTTGGGGTGCATTGGGCTTATGTATCTGTTTATACTCATCTATGACGGTGTCAGCCCCCGTACCATCGATAAATATAGGCCACGGATCTCCTCCTAAATTAAGAGTAGTGGATATCTCACAAGAAGGTCTATCCTTATGACGTCTTAAAATATCTCCATTTTTATATAATCTAGCGTATGAATAGGTAGGAATTAACTGTAACCCTGTTTCTTTAGCCATGACTGGTAACATTTTAACAAGCAATGTTTCCATTACAGGATCAGCATAATGAGAATAAGTGTTCATCACTTGCTTGTCCGTCCAAGTGCCTAACATACCATTATCCCACGTTATATTATTTTTATACATATAATCGACAGCATCTCTTTTAAGTAGGAAATAGTTAAATATAAAATTAGCTAACTCGTAGTTAAGTGCACCTTTAATTACTTGATATTTATTAAACATTATTATCAAAACCGCTTTGTATAAAATTAAAACTAATAGATATCCTATCTTCATTAGATTTGTTAGGTTCTACTGTATGCCATAACCAAGAGTTAAACATTATTGCTCTATTTTCTTGTGGTTGTAAATTAACTTCTCTCCATAAATGTTTAGGGGGCTGTCCTTTTTTTCTATTAGGCATGCATGTTTGAATACCAGGTCGAGGATCATTACAAATTAAACGACCAGAATTAGGTGGAGTTTTTACATAATAGACACCACTAAATAAACTATTAGGGTGTACGTGTGGTTTATTATATCCACCTGGTGGATTTATATTAGCCCACATATTTCCTAATTTAGGTTCTCCATCTAAAAATTCTTCATTAAATACTTGATATACCATTCTAAATAATTCATCTACTAAAGGTTTATATTCTTGTTTGGTATGCATATCAGTTTTGCTATGCCAGCCATTTACATTTGTTTTTGTAACACCTCCATCTTCTCTAGACCATTGAATAATATTTTGAGCCATTTGATTTGTGTCTAATTTAAAATCTTGTGCGTATATAAGTGTGGGAAAAAATCCTTCTTTAATCATCTAAAAGGCTTACCTCCAAACCACACAACAAGAGATTGTCTAACCCCTCGTCTAACTTTATTTACTCTATGATTTAAAAAAGATGCAAATACAATTGCATGACCTTGTTTAAGTTCTGCAAATTTACCGGGTGCCATTAATTCTAAATCACCACCTTCAAACTCTGATGGATCATTTAATAATAATGTCATTGATATTTTTCTAACCGGTGGTTCGTGTTGCATATTTACATCACAATCCATATGCCAGTCATAAAATCCTCCTTCTGGATATTCTGTAAATTGAGCATTTTCTGTAATTCTAATATCTCCAAAACCAAAATGATTCTCATTACATTTTTGAATAAATATATTTAAATCGTGATACATAGGCGCCATTTCCTTAAAGGGTAGCCAAGAAATAGTAGTAACTCTTTTCTTTGTATCTGTTCCACCACCTGGTTTATTCATACCAACTTGTGCTGTTTGTGGTTTTTGTGCTCTACCAGATTCTATAATTTTTCTACATTGTTCTGGTGTAAACAATGGTGTTGTAGTTTGCACTATCCAACTCTTCCATTTTGGTTCACTTATATGTATATTTTCATACATCTGTAACTCCTCTATTTCTAATTGGGTCATATTCTACATCACAATTACACGCAAGTGTTCTTCTAAATCCTGGTCCATTAAATGGATACACACAATGTCTCATGTCATATGGAAATATATAAAAATCTCTTTCTTTCATTCTAGGCTCATAATCAACATTAGAAAATTGTCCAGAAGATGAACCTAATATTTGTAGCTTTCCATTTTGTGGCTTATCTGAAGCTGAGTATTCTACGCCAAAAGATTTCGGTAAACTTAAAATCATTACCGAAGAGAGTCCTGTAAATAAAGATCCTTGGTGCACGTGCACTGGATTGTATTCATGCTCCATCATTTCATTTACCCATACTGAATTAAAATGCATTTTGTATTTTTTAATTTTATTCCAATCTAGATAATGTTTCATTGCCACATGAAACCATTGCATTACATCGTTTGTTAAATGATTATGCGGGTGCATTTTATTATTAGGGGGACCATCAAAAAATAAAGAATGTTCGTTGTTAATTTTACCTACAAGTTGTGGGTTAGCGTGAGGTAATTCATGTCTTCTTGTTTCATAAATTTTATTAATAGCGTAGTATATATCAAGAGGTACTTGATATTTTAATACCGACTGACCTAAAAATGTAAAGTTAAAATTTAATTTGTTCATATCTCTCTCTAATACTTTGAGGTATTTTTTCTATGTAAGGGTTGTATGTTTTTTCTATTTTTTCTTTCTTCACTGTATGCATGTTTCTTCCTAACACATTATCGTCATAAGATAAACTATTAATATTAATTTGATCTAGATTAATAAACCTGTGATTAAAATAGGGTTCTTCTAAAAAAGAATATACTTTTTTAATTTCTTTTTCAGGGTCTTGGCACAGGTCGTCATACTTAATATAGCAACATCTGTCCTTATAATTAAAAGAATTTTTTATAGCTTTTAGTTCTTTAGCAATAGCCCCATCATCTTTCATTAAATACGTAAGTTTTTCTTCATCAGTAGAGCCCTGTTTATTAACAAATGCATCGGGGTTCTCTGTGTACCATTTCATATAACTAGCTAAAACATCCATTAAATCTCTTAGTAATATTATACATTTAAACGTACCCTTAAAATGTTTTTGCATTAATCCAAAATTACCTGGTGTCATTACAGGACCTCTATCTATAATTATTCTTTGTGGCCAGTCTTTATAATAAAAATCGTAAACTACATTTATAACATTGTCTAAAGATCTATGGTCTGGAAAATTTTGAAATAAATCTTTTGTTTTTAATAAATATAAATCTTTTATTATTTCTAATGTAATAGAATTGGGTGTACAAGCTATCTCAGGATTTTGATTCATAATACTAGCAAATAAAGTATTACCAGATCTAGGTTGCGCCACCAAAAAGAATAACTGTTTATTTTTCTTTTGCTCCGAGGTCATGCTCTAACTGTTCTTTCTTGTTATAAATCATTTCTCCTGATTTTTTAACTCTTTCTATAGTTTTTAATTGACCTAACACATTAAACACTTCGGGTTGTGAAGAACCAGAAGTTAATGTCTCTGCCTTATTTTTCATAATGTGATGATAAGATTCTAATTGGTGTCTGTTAACATCTTTAGTATCAAACGACCCATCATTAAATTCTTTTTTTAATGTAGACCAAAGTTTAATTTCTCTCATACGATCTCTTGCAACTAATTGCATGTTAGCAAGACCATATCTAGCTTCGTCTAAATCTATTTTATATTTTTCTAATTTATAGTCATCTTTTTCTGTTTCTATTTTTTTCTCTAACCATTTAATTTTAGCTTCATTACGTCTACAATCAAAAGATAAACTCATTAAGTTTTCTAAAAATACATTTTGTTCTCTAACACACTGCCAATACTTTGCAGCTTTAGTTGGATATTTCATGTCTTGTAGAACAGACATTCTCATTTCTGTTTCAGTTCTAAATACTTGTTTCTTGGTCCATGTGTCACGAAGCTCGGCTGTCATAGCCTTAAACTCCTTAACATCATTTGGGTCCAATAAATTATTTAAGCTTGGTGCTTCTTTTTCTATTAATGCATGTATATTACGTTTTTCTGTC